GCTGCACCACCAGTACTGATAGCTATGACGTATGACGAATACCCAAAGTACTGTAAGTTATCTATCTTGTTACCATGTATAGGAGTAAGTGATGAATGATATTAAAGTAACAGATGTAGAAGAGCACCGTGATGGTAGCGCTACACTACAAGTAGAGTGTGCCCCTGAGATATTCGCAGCCATCTTTAACGTAGGGTTTGTAGCTCTTATAAAGAGAGGCTTAGAAAGTGAGAAGTGGCAGACATGTGTAAGCTGTGGTGGCCCCGCTCAGAATGACATGTGTGGCTTTTGCTTAGAGGAAGAATGATATGAGTATGGCTGGAACCATAGAAGATATGCGCTGGGAAATAAAACTGTTGAAAGATGAGAACAGTAGGCTTAGACGTTTCATTAAGGATCACAAACTGATTCGTGAGTTTGACGATGAAGAACGTAAGAGAGCCTTAGAGAGAGCAAGAATAAATAAATAACTACACTTGTAGGAGACAAGGATGATTGAATTAGCACTAATAAAAACTCTACTGAACAAAGAGTTTTACGATCAACACAAAGGCATACGCTGCCCTGATAAGATCTTTACTAAAGACACACGTAAGATCAAACAGGCGTTAGACACGGCAATGCAGACGTATGAAGAAGACATGTCTGTGTCGGATCTTGAGGCTGTGTTCATGGGGCTTAATCAGACCATGACAACCGCTACCAAATCTGCATTCCAGGATTTGTTTCAGCGTTTAGAAAAAGCTGAACCTATTAAGAAAGACATTGCAGAAGATACCTTGAGTCACCTGTTTCAACAGTATGTTGGAGAGCAGGTTGCCAATCTAGGTTTCGACTTTGTTAATGGTAGCCAGAGTAGTCTAGAGCCATTACGCCGCTTACTAGAGGATTACAAAGATGATTTTACTCCTAATCTCCGTATTGACTGGGATGATATTGACATTGACACATTGCTTGCTGCGAATAACCTTGAAACGCAGTGGAAGTTTAACATACCAAGTCTCCGTAGGAAGGTGGAAGGCGTTAGCAGTGGTCATCTTCTTGTGGTTGGCGCTAGGCCTAATACTGGCAAAACTTCTTTTCACGCCTCTCTGGTAGCAGGTACGGATGGCTGGGCGTCACAGGGTGCTAAGTGCATTGTACTGTGTAACGAAGAAAGCTACGAGCGTGTAGGTGCACGTTACCTAAGTGCTGCAACCAACATGAGTATGGATGAAGTTAAAGAGAATGTATCTCTAGCACGTAAGCGCTACGATCCAGTAAAACAAAACATCCGTATCAAAGATAGCACAAACAAAGATATGAAATGGGTTGAGGCGGTAGTAAAGAATGAAAAGCCTGACATTGTTGTTTTGGATATGGGTGACAAGTTTGCAACCAAGAATAGCGATAAGTCAGACATATATCTTAAGGATGCAGCCATCCATGCACGTAACATTGCAAAGCAGTATAACTGCTGTGTGATCTGGATGTCGCAGCTATCTGCTGTTGCAGAAGGGAAGGTCTACGTTGATCAGTCCATGATGGAAGGGTCTAAGACAGGCAAGGCAGCGGAAGCAGATCTTATGGTTTTAATCTCTAAAGATCCTATCGTAGAAGGGCAGTCAGAAGAGTCAACACGGCGGCACCTGAACATTGCTAAGAACAAACTAAAGGGTGGGTGGCATGGTGTTGTCCATTGTGAATTAGATGGTGAGCGTTCACTCTACACGGCTTAGGAGAATAGATGAGACTTGTATTAGATGTAGAGAACAGCATCACATGGCGTGATGGTAAGACGTTTATTGACCCGTATGAGGTAGGCAACCACCTTGTTCAGGTAGGCATGGTAAATGCTGACAACAAAGAAGAGCTTATGCTTGTTACCTTAGATCACAATGAGCATAAGGATTCAGATGGTCAAGGTAGAGCCTTGATACAGAAGTTACTTGATAAGACTACGCTGCTTATCATGCACAATGCCAAGCATGATCTTGTGTGGTTGTGGGCTAGTGGTTTTACATATGATGGTGACATCTATGATACCATGCTGGCAGAGTACATATTGTGCAGAGGGCAGAAGCCCAAAGAAGGTATTGGCCTATCAGCCTGTGCCATAAGAAGAGGCTTAGCAGAGCAGAAGGAAGATTACCTTACTACCTGTATAAAGAAAGGAATAAACACCCATGAGACGGATCTCGACTCTCTTAGCCTTTATCTTCGGGCTGACATCCTCACAACTTGTGAGTTGTTCCACAGCATCGAAGCCGACTACGCAACCCCCGAATCCAGATCCCTTTATGCAGTCAGAACCGTCACCTTTCAAACATGCAGAACCCTCACCGAAATGTACATGTCAGGACTAAAGGTAGACCTAGATGTATTGGAGCAGGTTAAGGAAGAGTTTGAGCTTGAACAGGCGCAGATAGAAGAGCGTCTACAGAGCCAAGTGCGTGATCTTATGGGTGATACACCTATCAACTTAAACTCACCTGAACAGCTATCTCAGGTTATCTTCTCACGTAAGCCTAACGATAAGAAAGAGTGGGCAGATATATTTGAGTTTGTAAAAGATAAGGCTGAGTTTAAGGCTGCAGTCAATGCTAACTCTAAGATGTTGTTTAAGACTACAGCTTTCACATGCCCTACATGTAACGGCTCTGGTCATACATACAAAACAAAGAAAGACGGTACACGTTACGCTAGACCAAACAAATGTACTGCCTGTGACTCAAGAGGCTATGGCCTGAAAGAGGCAAAGCAAATGGCCGGGCTTGGGTTTAGTGCACCAAACAAGAAGTGGATCGCTCATAGTGGCTTTGGCACAGGAAAGGATAACTTAGATGCACTGGTGGCAACAGCTAGGAACAATAACATGGAAGCTGCGGCAAGCTTTATTCTGGATGTTAAGCGCCTTAATGCTATCACTAGCTACCTTTCTAGCTTTGTTAACGGCATATCTGTGCATACTAAGTCTAACGGATACCTTCACGCAACTCTTAGCCAGCACATAACAGCTACAGGTAGGTTTAGCAGTAAAAACCCTAACATGCAGAACATGCCTCGCGGTGGTACATTCCCTGTTAAGAAAGTCTTTGTGTCACGTTGGGAAGGTGGGAAAATTTTAGAGGCCGACTTTGCCCAGCTTGAATTTAGAGCGGCTGCGTTCTTAGCTCAAGATGAGGTTGCAATGAGAGAAGTTGAGACAGGCTTTGACGTACATGCTTACACTGCAAAGGTTATCTCTGATGCAGGTCAACCTACCGCTAGACAGGCAGCAAAGGAGCACACTTTTGCCCCGCTCTTCGGCGCTACTGGATATGGCCGTAGCAACGCTGAGAAGGCTTACTATGAGCACTTCAATGATAAGTATAGAGGTATAGCACAGTGGCAACAAAACTTAGCTGACGAAGCAATGCGCTTCAATAAGATTACCAATATCAGTGGTAGACAGTATGCTTTCCCTGACATTGAGCGCAGAGCTAATGGTAGTGTCACACACTTTACTATGATAAAGAATTATCCTGTACAGGGTTTCGCTACGGGTGATGTTACCCCTGCTGTACTTAATGAGTTTCACAAAAGATTGAAGCCATTAAAGTCTGTGCTGATCAATACAGTACATGACTCAGCGGTGGCTGACATACACCCTGACGAAGAAAAAGAGGTATTACAAATAGTTGCAGATCTTAATGACAATCTTGTAGATCTGATAGAAGATGTTTACAAAGTACGTATGAATGTGCCATTATTATTAGAGGCAAAAATAGGCCCAAACTGGCTTGACACAAAAGACGTATAATGTATAACTACAATTTCCTGAAACGCTCATCGAAAGGAAACGATATGAGCCAAGAATTAGCAGTAGCACTAGACCGTGGACAATCAATGGCAGAGCTTATGGGCGTGTCTAACAGCACACCACAGAGCGCAACGCCTAGCGTATCACGGCTTAACGTCAACCAAGAGATCCTAGAGAAAGAGGTATCTATGGATGGCGAAACATTTATGAAACCAACCGTACCAAAAGGGGCGTACAAACTAACTACAGGTGATGATGTAGTATATAGTAAGACGGTAACTGTACGTGTCTTTGCGGTACGCCAACAGTGGCAGCGCTGGAATGGTGACACTACTGAGATGGAGAAAAGCGTTTTGGCTAACAGCCTTAACAAGGATCTCAAAGATAACTTAGGTGGTTATAACTTAGGTAGGCCATCAGGTTATATCGAAGACTTCAACGCACTTCCAGAAGCAACAAAGTCTCTCATTCGTAGTGTAAAGCGAGTTAAGGTATTCTTTGGCTTGGTAACACTAGACAGCCCTACAGATGCTATGGGTGAAAAAGTAGACGGTAATTTCACGGACATCCCTTTTGTGTTTGACGTTAAGAACCGTGACTCACTAAAATCATTGGACGGTGTACTGGCACAGATCAACAAGAAGAATCTCCTGCCACCTATGTCTACTATCAAGCTATCTCCTGCTGTAGGTAAGATCCCTACGGGTGCTACCTTTGGTTATGTTACTGCAGCAATCGGTGATAAGGTTGAGCTATCTGATGATGACAATGATACGCTTGGTAACTTCCTAGACTTCATTGAATACATCAACGGCTCACTCTTAGATAAGCATGAAGAGCGTAGCTCTGATGGTCTGTCACACGCCGATAAAGAGATTGTAGCTTCAATCGTAGAAGTGGAAGAGTAATGGAACATCCTGCTGAATTAGCAATCTTCTCTTACTTACAGAAGGCTATGGCAGGTGAGGCATCAATGTCAAAAGAGGTGGCTTCTAAAGTCGCCTCTGATGTTGAGGCTGCTATGCTAAAGCAGTTTGCTAGTGGGCCGCGTGACGAGTTTCGTATGCGTATGTCTAATCTTGGTAAGCCTAAGTGCCAGTTATGGTATGAGAAGAATGACCCAAAGGATAAGACTCCTTTCCCACCGCACTTCTTGATGAACATGATCTTAGGTGACATTGTTGAAGCTGTGTTCAAAGGTGTCATGCGTTCTGCTGGTATAGACTTTAAGGACAATGATAAAGTCACACTAAAGCTACCGCATGGTCAGGATATCAATGGTGAGTATGACATGGAGTTGGACGGTAAGATTGATGACGTTAAGTCTGCCTCTCCGTGGTCTTACCAGAACAAGTTTGCTTCCTTTGATGCACTAGCTAGTGGCGATAGCTTTGGTTACATCCCACAGCTTGTAGGCTACGCAGAGGGTGCAGGTAAGGGCGTTGGTGGCTGGTGGGTTATCAACAAGGCTAATGGTGAGTTTAAGTATGTCTCAGCCTCTGAGGTAGACAAGCAATCTGTGTTAGATGATATCCAGGATACGGTTGATTATATTGATCAAGACCAGCCTTTTGAGCGTTGCTTTGAGCCTATCGAAGAAACGTTCTACAAGAAGAAGACAGGGTTCAAGAAGTTAGGTACTGAGTGTGGCTTTTGTGCATTCAAACATAAGTGCTGGCCCAATTTAAGTACTGAACCTTCTAGGTCTTCTAAAGCTAAGAACCCTCCTATGGTAGACTATGTGGCATAAAGGATTAAATGCATGGCTAAATTAAATATTGATGGTGTTTTTGTTTACACTGATGACTTCAACGAAGAACAGATGGAGGCATATAGAGAAGTAGTTTCTGTAGCTGAAGAAATGTCTAGGTTAGAGTTGCTTATTCGCTGCTTAAAGTTTAGACAGGCCCAAATTGCGCCGTTACTTTTACCTGAAGAGGTTGCAGAAGCCGTGCCTGACGGTTTGGCAGAAGCTTTGTCTGAACAGTTAGGAATGTTTGAACCAGAAGATTTGGAACCAGATGAAACCGAAACATCAGCGTAAGGCTTACCGCAGTGGCCTTGAAAGAGAGGCCGCTGCATTCCTCAAGGAACACCAAAAAAATGTGTTGTATGAAAAGATAAAGATAGAATGGGAAGACCTA